GCTCGAGATGCGCGGCGGCAGAAACGGCAACACGCGCTGCTCGGGCGGCACGATGATCGGGATGGCGCCAAACGTGAGGTCGAGCCGCCCGCGCTCCGAGAGCATGATCACATTGAGATCGTCGACGAATGGCGTCGAGACGCCCGTTTGCACGTGTTTGTAAAACCCGTCATACGTCCACATCTCAAACCGGTAGTGACCGATCCACACCCAGCCTTGAAACGTCGCGCCTTGCCCGCGCTTCTCGGGCGCGACTTGCGCCGTCCCGAGCCGGATCACGTCCAGCGCTTGAATCACCTTTGCGTTGGCCAAAAATCGTTGAAACGCGCTCGCTCCGAAGATGAGCATCGACGGCTCGGCCTTGCCATCGCGCCGGACGACATTGGCCAGATTGGCGAGGTCCGTGAGCGGCGCGCCCGTCGATCCGTCGAGCGCCCATGTGGCGGCGACGGTCACCATATGGGTCGCTTTGGCCTGGAAGTTGAGCGTGTAAAGCGGCGTGCCCGCCTCGTTGATCAACGTGAGTTGCCCGGTCTGCAACACTTGCGAGGCCATGAGCTCGACGGCGCGCCGGATCTTGTTCTCCAGTTTGCGGAAAACGGCAAACGCGGCCCGCGTCGCGTTGGCTCCATACTCCGGGCTCTCGAATGGATTTTGCCCGGGTTGGCGTTTGATCATGTCGTAGGCCGAGATCACTCCGGCCTCGTCATAGATGGGTGGCTTGAAACGCTTGTTGGTATAGAGCGAGTTCTCGTTGTTGCGCGCGCCGACACTGAGATCGGTCACCACGATCGCGACGTTCTCATCGTCGCGTTGCACGTCGATTTCGATTTCTTCCGACGTGTGGAAATTGCTCGGAGGCGACCGAAAGAACCCGGAGAGAAACGTCGGCGCCGACGATTCCTCGAGGTACATATCGATCATTTTGATGGTTGCAGTGTCGCTCATGGCTGACTCGTCTTAGCTTGCCGGGGGTTGGTGGTTTGCCGAGGCGTCAAGCCTGCGGATTGTCGATCTCGGAGAGTTGATCGGTGGCGATGGCTACGATGGAGTAGCTCCGGAGGCCATCGAGCACGGCGGCCGTGACCGTGCCGCCGCCGTGGACGATGAGCCGATCGGCGTTGACCTTGCCCGCGGTCATGACCTGCACGGCAACGCTGCCGAGCGTGGCGAGCGGGTCGAGGTCATAGGTCAATACCGCTTTCGGGATCTCGAGGCCGCCGGCGCCGGCCGCGGCAAACGGTCCCCACGTGCCATCCGCCGCGAGCCGTCCGAGGATCGTGCCCGCCACGAGCGTCTCGGTAGTGAGCGCGGCGTTGACGAGTGTCCCATCCTCGGCGGCGCCGAGCTCGAGCACTACGCTGCCGAGATCACAATTGGTGATGGTGATGTTAGCCACGGACAAAGCTCTTTTCTGCGGCCATTCGGGCCACGATGGCGTCATTGAGATCGGTCGAGGCCGGGCTCGCGCCCGCGCCGGAGGTTGCGACGGCGGCCGCGTCGGTCTCGAGTTGCCGCGCCGCTTTGGCGGTCCGGTTGAGGATGCCCTCGTGATATCGAGCCGTCATCACGGCGCCCGTATCGGCGCCGGAGCGGATCGACTCGAGCGCGAGCGGGAGATCGCCCGCGGCCTCGCCCAAGCGGAGGTGGGTGAGCACGCGCGCGCGCTCGTTTGCTTGCCCGCGCGCCTCGGCCGCGGCAACCGTCTCGATGCTCGCCGCCGGCGGCGCGGCGCCGGACTCGGTTTCACTATTCATTGGCTTCCCTTTTGGTTTGACCGCCCGCGGCGGCGTGGATGAGATCTTGTCGATCATGCCGGCCTCGAGCGCGTGCGGCGCCGTGAGCATCGCGCCGCGTCCGTAGCTCGTGGATACTTGCTTGGCGCTCACGCCGCGCCCGCGCGCGATGGCGCGCACGAGCTCGTCGTTGACTTGGTCGAGGTAGCGCACCACAACCGCCTTGCCCTCGTCGGTAGAGAGGTCGGGCCGCTTGTTTGGGCTATCGGTGTTGGTGAGCGTCACGACCCGCTCATCGAGAGCAAAGCTCGCGGCCGTGCCGATACTGCCAAAGCTCGAGCCGCGCGCCACGGCCTCGATGGGCCCGGCCGCGGCGGCGATGGCGTAGGCCGCCGAGGCCGCGAGATCGGCGCGGACCCGGAGCGCCTTGCCCGATCCCATCCGGAGGGCGGCTATCGCGTCGAGCGTCTCGGAGAGCCCGTCGACGCTGCCGCCGGGCGAATCGATATTGAGCACGACCGATCGGACGTCGGGCTCGGCCGCAGCGACCGCGAGCGCGTGACGGATGGCGCCATATGTCGTGTTGCCGCCTCCGAACCAAGCGGCAAAGAAATCAGGGCGTTTGGTGAGCACGCCCTCGATTCGGATCTCGGCGTGATGGCCCGCCACGCTCATGATCCGTGGGAGCTCGCGCGCCTCGACCGCGCTCGCCTCGCGCGCCATCTCGGCCGCCACCCAGAGCACGGCCCGATCATTGTCGGCCGTGTTGTGCTCGCGCGCGCGCGTGAGCTCGGCGAGGCGCCCGGCTTCCATGAGCCATACGTCGGTCATTGCTTGCTCTCCACGAGCGCGAGCGCGCCCGGCTGTTTGCGTTGCGGGGGTGGCGCGGCGTTGCCCGGAGGCGCGGCGGCGCCCGCTCCGGGCGCGGGCTTTGCCATCGGTTCGTTTGCCTCGGCCAGCGCGAGGTTCTCGCGCCGGAGCTTGGCGACGTTTTTGGAAAACTTTGTGCCCGTCGTCTCGCGCGTCGCCCGATCGCGCGAGATGAAACCTTGCTCGACGAGCGCTTGATAACCGTTCGCTTGTTTGAGCAAGTCGACGCTCGGTTTGATGGCGCCGCTCCAATCGGCGGCGACCCACGCCGCGAGCCGATCGTATTGAGCCGGGTCGCGCCACGCCGCGAGCAAACCGTCGGCCGTGACGCGGCCCGCGAGCGTCTCACTGAGAAGCCAATCGACGTAGATCGGCTGGCAGAAATCATCACCCCACGCCGCGCGCACGGGGTTGAGAAAGAGCTTAAACTCGTTGATGGCCGCTTGGCTCGCCGAATAGTTGCTCGAGAACGAGAGCGTCAGAATCTCGGGCGGGATCTCGAGCGCCCACGCCATCGCGTACACGATCGCGCTCTCGAAATCGGCAAACTTCTCATCGGTCCCGTTGGGCGGGAAGCCTTGCGGTTTCTCGCCCGGCGCGAGCTCGTCGATGATGAGCCCGGGAAACATCTCGGCCGTGTTGAAATGCCGCGGCCTGGCCGTGCCCGTCGACGCGGCGACCTCGACGCCCTTGCGGACGGCGCCGCCCGTGATGGGTCGCGAGCCCATCGTCTCTTGGTCCTTTTGAATGTACATCGCGAGCATCGCGTTTAGAGCGGCCTTGCGCTGCACGGCGTCGCGATAGCGGTCGATCTCGTTGAGCGATTGGAGCATGAGCGAGAGGATGGGCTCGCCTCGGACGTCATCGAGCAAGCGGTCGGTCCCATATACCAGCCATGCGATCCGCCGACCCGTGGCGCCCATCGCGGCGAGCCGCTCGGCGCGGCGCTCGCCCGTGGCCTCGTCGACCTTGCAAATCCAAAACGCGACGTGCCGCCCATCCGGGTCGAGCTCGACGCCGTGGCGGATCACGTGCCCGGGCGCGAGCACGGGCTCGCGCTCGCTCGCGCCGAACGGCGATTGCACGCGCGAGCCCTCTATCAACTTGACGCGCGGCAACCCGGTTGCCGGGTCCTGAAGTAGCACCACGAGCACATCGCCCGAAATGAGCGCGGCCATTTTCGCGCTCGCTTGCAAGGCGCCAAACGATTGCAGGCCGCGATAATCGCATAGCGCCGGCGCGCGCTCCCACAAATGGAAACGGTTCTCGACCCGCTCGCTCCACTCGGCGAGCGCGTCATCGGTCACGCCGAGGATCTGCTCGTCGGGCACGGCCTCGAGCGCGAGACCCGTGTTGATGATATTCGTCACCAACCTCCGGATGATCCCGCGCGCATAGAGGTTGGTCTTAAACAGCTGCACGCTCCGAGCGCGCAACGTCCAATAGTCCGCCGTGAGCAGCGTCGTGGGCCCGAAACCACCCTGATATTTCTCGCCATCGTGATAGGCAAAGCGAACGGGCGGGCTCACGAATGAGCCGGCCGCGTGCGGCGCCTCGAGCTCCGGCGCCGAGCTCGGTCCCGGGTAGATCCACGAGTAGAGCCGATGGAGCAAGGGATGTTTCACCATGCCGCCCGCCCATAGATCTTGCCGCATCCGAGCTGAGCCCTTAGCGTCGCGTTCTCGCTTTGTAGGTGGCGCAGCAAATCGCGCATGCTCGCGAGGTTGGCCCTCGTCACCAATTGGCGTGTTTGCCCCGTGTCGAGTTGATAGTTTTGACCCGTGGTCGCGACCACGATGATCGCCGCTCGGAGCGCGACGATGAGCGCTCTATTGGCCTCGATATCGGCGATGATCTGCTCGCGGTCGTTGCAAAGGCTCACGAGAGGCTCTCCCAAAAGATGTGCCAATCGATCTGCTCGTGACCCATCTGTTGCATGCAAAGATCAAAGGCGAGGATATCGAGCGCGACACTGTTATAGACCAAGAGATCCCATAGCTCGTTGTTGGCGCCGCTCGGTCGGTACCAACCGAACCCGAGCCGCTTGCCGCTCGATG